TCACGATCGCCCGATCGTATCCCGCGCCGACAGTCGCCCGAAAATCGCGATCAGGCCGGAGATGGCGGTGACCAGTTGCAGGATCGTGTCAGCCAACGCGCCGTCATCGATGACGCCATTCGGCACGCCAACGAGGCCGGCGCCGCCGGAGATCACCGTGACGATCGACGCCCAGATGGTGCGCGACAGATACCAAGGTTTTGCAGAATTCATGGAAATGTCCTTTTCTTTGAACTGTTTGGGTCAGGATGTTGTCACGATCAGCACCGCCGGCAGGCCTTCGCCGGCCAACTGGCTCACCTGCCTGACGGTCACGTTGATAGCGTCGGGCGGAATGGCGAAGTCAGCGGCGAACATTGCCGCTCCGTAGGTCCATGACGTCGCCAGGACCGTGACCTCGCGAACCACAGACCCGCCCGGCGCCGCGATCCGCACGACATAGCGTTCAAGCGCTTCGCCGAGTGGAATGTCGGTTCCGAGCCAGGAATCCGCATCAATCCGGCCGCGCCGGGTCCATGCGATCGCAAACGACCCGTCCGTGGCGCGGTCGGCGCGAAGATGCACCGGCGACAGCGGCAGCACCGAGCGGACGCCGCCAGCGTGCGTTTCGGTGACGAAATACCGATCGGTCAGCTCATGCCCCGCCGGACCGACCTTCCAGCTCAGCGTCAGCCCCATCTCGCCGGCGCGCAAACCCGCCACCCGCACCGCCGCATCAAGCAGCACGACATCCGCGCCCAGCGCAGCGCCCGCCGCCGCGGCATCACCGGTGCCAAGCTGACCGCGCAGCAACCCACTCAGCCGCCAGAGCGACGGCGCGACTTCGTCCGCATCGCGGAACTGCACGATCTCCCACGGCCCGGCATTCGAGCGGATCGCCATCGCATTGGCGCCATTCAGCAACTGGATCATCGGCACGCTCGACAGCGCACCGGAATAGAGCCGCACCTCGATTGCACCGATCTCGTCCAGCCGGCCCTCGCGCCCCGATTCAAGTGCGGCTGCAAGCTCGCCGATCGTCGCCCGGTCCGAAACGGTCGAACGCAGTTCGAAACCGTTGTCGCCGGGCGAGGCATAGATCTGCTGGCTCCGCCAGGGCCGCGCATGGATGGCGACCCGAAAGCGGTCGGCGGCCTGTCCGTCGCCCACCATTGGCAGGTCGAGAAACAGCGCCAGCGGCCGCCCGGCCAAATCCTGGCCGTGCGCCGTCTGTGGCGGCAGGCGCGATCGATCCGGAAATGGCGCAGCCCGCAGCACGCGTCGGGCCTCGACCGTCCGGACCAACCCCTCCTCGACAGCCGTGACGACAAACTCGCCGTCGGCGCGCCCCGGCAGACTGATCAATCCGCCAGGAACGGCCGCGCGGTCGGCGGCTGGCGTCGCGAACCGGATCGTCTCGCGTCCCGTCCAGGCACGGCGCAGCCAATCCGCCACCAGCGCCTCGGCCTGGCCCGCCTGCAGCCCGCCCGGAAAATCCAGCGCCGCGGCATTCTGGCCCGCCGTATTGGTCTCCTCCGCCCGCGCCGCGCCCGACTGGTAGTCGATCATCGGATCGCCAAAGCCCAACGTCGCCTCGGACGGCAGATCATGGTCCGGCCGCCTTGTGCGCTCGATCGCCGGGCGGCCATCGATCGCCGCGACCGGATCGGCAACGTCAACCGCCGCGCCGCTCTCCGCGCCGATGGTCCGCACCCGTAACTGTCCGCCGGTCTCGCTCACCGACAGATCGAACAGCTCGACCAGCGCCGACAGCGCATCGCGGCCGCTTGACGGTTCGGCGATCCAATATCCATCGACCATGCCGTCGGCGGCCGCGGCATCCCCCGCCACGCCATGATCACCCAGGATCGCATCGATCAGGTCGCCAAGCTCGACCGACGCCATGCGGCCGTTCAGCCAATGGCCGAACAGCCAGTTCTCGCCGTCCTTCCAGACTTCGCGGTCGAGCGGAAACGCCGGAAACGGCCGTGCGTCCCAAGCCCAGCCATAGATCCGCTCCGGATCGACCATCCGGCCGCCATAGGCGGAAGACAGCGGGTTGTCCGCCGGATCGAATGTCTCTGACCCCGGAACCCAATGGTCGAGATGCGCCGCCAGAAACCGCCGCTGCGCCAGATCGGAGCGGCCGCCGTTCGAGAAATAAGGTAGTGCATTTTCGGAGGATTTCGCGTCTGGAAACACGTTCGGCTGGTTCGGCCCCTTGTCGGCCGCCGCGCAGCCCAGCTCGGTCAGCCAGATCGGCTTCGAGGCCGGGGCCCACCCGGTGGGCAGGGCCGCCTCCATGCCGCTCACCCGCTCATAGTGCGGATTGGCCCACCAGGACTTGATGTCCTTGTAACGGAACACCCACGGCTTGCCGGCCAGCCCGTCGGTGATCGGAAGCCGCGTCCGGTTCTTCCGGCCCGCTGCGTCGACATAGTACCAATCGAACCCCTCGCCAGACGTGATACCGCTTCTCAGCCCGTCACGATCATACGGCGACGCGAACCCGTCCGGGCTGCCGCCGCCATGATCCTCATCACGCCAGTCGGACAGCGGCATGTAATTGTCGATGCCCACCGCATCGATGTCGGGGCTCGCCCACAACGGGTCGAGATGAAAGAACACGTCGCCGCTCGGCGGTTGATGGCCGAAATACTCGCTCCAGTCGGCGCCATAAGTCAGCTTGACCGTCGGCCCGACCACCTCACGCACGTCACCGGCCAGCTCAACCAGCTTCTCGACAAATGGAAACGCGTTCCTATCGTCCCGCAAGGTCGTCAGCCCGCGCAATTCCGAGCCGATCAGAAACGCATCGACGCCGCCCGCCAGCACCGCCAGATGCGCATAGTGCAGCACCAGCCGGCGATAACCCCAGTCGTCGGGATCGCCTGCAAACCCCACCGTGTGACTGCCATCGACGAAATCGCTTGGCATCGCCGCGCCGCAAAACGCCTCGACCTGCGCCCGCGCCGCGCTTGTCCGGTCTGTGGTTCCGGGTTGCGCCGGTCCAGGAAAGCATGAAATCCGCCCGCGCCACGGATAAGCCGCCTGCGCGCTGCCGCCATGCGGGTCGGCCAGTTCGTTGCCGCCTGGAATGTCCATCATCACGAACGGATAGAGCGTCACCTTCCAGCCGCGATCCTTGATCGCCTGGATCGCCTGGATCACCGACTTGTCGGACGGCGTGCCACCATAGGCCGCCGCACCCCCGTGCAGCGAAACCGCGCTGGCGGTCAGCGCCGTCTCGCCCGAAACCCGCCACCCGGTCGTGTCGGCCATCCCGCCGAGATCGACCTTCGCAGGATAGACCTTGCACGCGCCGGCGCGCAGATCGTCGCCGAACCAGGTCACCACCAGCGCCACATGTTTCAGGTTCGGGCACAGCATCGCCAGTTCGTCGAGCGAGGCGTCGAGATCGGTCTCGCCGAACAGCACATGCCGGTTGACCGTCTCCGTCTCGCCGCGCACCGGCGACCGGGTCACGACATCGGTTGCCAGCCCATGTTCGGTCGAGCCCGGAATCAGCGTAATCGCCCTGATCCGCTCGCCGAACCCGCCGACCGGCCGCAGCACCTCGAACTGCATCTGCGGCAGCCGGTTGCCGTAGTCGCCGAGCGGGAACCGTTCCAGCACCGCATAGGCGGTGCCGCGATAGCCGGGCGCATTGCCCTCACCCTGCTTGGCCTCGACCAAGGCGTCCGGCGTCTGGGTGCCGGACCCGCGATGAATCCTGATATCGACCTGCGTCAGGTCGACCTCCCGGCCATCCGCCCAGACGCGCCTTATGCCGGCGATCTCGCCCTCGCAGAGGCCAAACGCCGCATTGGCGAAGTAGCTGTAGGTCGTGACGCGCGGGCCACCCTTGAAGCCTTCGCGCTCGGTGCGCCGGCTCTCCTGGAACCGCGTCGCCCAGATCAGCGTGCCGCCGATGCGCGCCGCGCCGTAGACACGCGGGATCGGCGCGCCCTCCTCCGCCGTGAACGGCCGCATGCCGGACAGCCGCGGCCCCTTGTGGTGCAGCGTGCTGTTGATCAGCGAGCGGTCGATCAGATAGCCGGCGAGCGAGCCGGCGGCGCCTCCCAGCGCCGTGCCGACCGGTCCCAGAAACCCGCCCAGAAACGCGCCCGCCGCCTGCAGGATGAGTGTCGCCATGACGCAAAGCCAATTCAGCGTTGGGGGAAGGAGAACACGCCACACAGGCGTCGCCGCCAGTGTGGCAGCAGCGGCGAAATCAGCACCGCGTGGCCCTGATAGGCATGGACGAACCGGTCCCCGCCAACGGCAATGCCGCAATGCCTCGCCGCCAACCGTGGTCGCAGCCGGAACAGCAGCAGGTCGCCCGCCGCGTATTCCGGGATCGGCTTTTCGAGACAGTGCCGCCGCGCCGCCTCCAGCAGCGGATCACCCGCGGACGCCTCCGCCCAGTCCGCGCCATAAGGTCCCGGCAGCTCGGAATTCTCGCCATACACCGCCCGCCAGACGCCGCGCACCAGCCCGAGGCAATCGCAGCCGACGCCTTTTCGGTTTCCTTGATGCCTGTACGGCGTGCCACGCCAATCCATCGCCTCCGCCACGATCGCGTCGGCTGTTGAACTGCGAACAGGTCCGCTCATGGCACCAGCGGCTCGCCGTCAAACTCGACGCCTTCGGCGACATAGGCATAGGCGGCGTCATTGCCCGGCATGTGCGGGAAGCCGCGAAAATTGACGCCGTTCGAAAACTTGGCCTTGCAGGTCCTGAACTGCTTGTCGCAACCCGCCACGATCGTGAACGTATCGCCGGCTAACACATTGACCGCGTCCCACAAGGTCAGCACCGTTGTTGCGCCATCCTTGCGATGCGACGCCACCCGCTGCTGTCGTCCCTCCGACGGACCCGATGTCCAGGTCAGCACGCCATGGCCGAACCAGTCCTCCGCGAAATCGTCCAGACCGGAAGCGCTGATCCCATTTGCTCCCGCCATCACCACCACCGCCCCCGCGCCCGAAAATCCCGCTGCCCCAAGCTCGAAGCCGCAGCGTGCATCGCCCAGCTCCGCATCGCATGACTTGCGAAACGTCCGCCCGCTGCGCCGGTCGAGCTTCGCGCCGAGCCCCTCCAGTTCGACGACGAAGCGCCCATCCTGCAACACGATCTTGCCGACAGTCGCGCTGCGCAGCACCGCGTGCTGTTCCGGCGCGCGCCAGTTCACCAGCAGCGTCTCGACATTCGCCCCGTCATAGCGCCCGGCGGAAATGTCCGCCTCGCTGATCCGCTCCGACGACAGCGCGCCTTCGACATCCGTTGCGTCGGCGGCCAATCCCATCGTGTCGCGGGTTTCGCTGGCCGTCAGCCCGCTCTGCGGCTCGAAGTCGACACCGCCGATGACGATCGTCCGGTCATGGTCGGTGAAGCCCAGCACCGCCTCGTCGCGCCGCGTCACGCGCCAGCAATGGCAGACGCTGGTTGCCTGCCCCGACAGATGTTCCAGGAACGCCTCGGAGAACGTGCTCACAGCGCCACCTCGACCAGCGGAATCGTCGGAATATTGCCGGCGCGGAACGTCGCCAGGTTCGCCTCGATCCGGTCCGCATCGAACCGCACCGGCACGTCGAACACGAAACCGGCCGTCACCGCCGCGCCGTCCGCCGGGACATGATCCGGCTGAAACGTCACACGTCCGCTCGAGGCATCGACGGTGAAGTTCAAGCCTTCGGTCTTGGCGACACCCGCGACCGCGACCGTCACCGTTCCTGCCACCGGCTTGCTCACAGGCCTGACATAGGCATCCGCGCCTGAACCATAGGTCTTGGACAACTCGAACACGGTGCGGATGCCGTCGCCCTCGCCAATCGGCTGGTCCAGCGCCGTCGGCGTCTGTTCCGGCCGGCACGACTTCATGTCGAACGGATCGCGGAACCGGAAGCCGTGCAGCGAACCGCGCCGCGCCTCGAAGAAGGTGAGCACGTCATGCAGATCCTCGGCCGAGCGCAGCCCTGTGCCGGCATCATATCGCCGTCGCGAATGCGCGAACCGCGCATTGCGCGTCTCGCGGCCCGACATCAGCGTCACGATCTCGTTGCGCCGCTCCGGCCCGCCCGTCGCGCCGAACGACACCGCGATCGGAAACACGATGTCATGGAATGGGGAAAGCTCGGTCATGCGACGTCCTCCAGCTCAAACCGTCCGCGCGCCGCGCGATGCCGCCCTCGCGAGCATGCCGGCGATCTGCGCCTCGGATTTGCGGAACGAGGCTGCGTCCGGCGTCGTCACGTTGAACACGATGGTCGGCGCGCCGGAGTGCCCTTGCGCCGCAACGCCCAGCCGCCCGTCGGACGTGCGCTGCAGCGGCATGATCGCTTCCGCGCCGGCCTCGCCCATCAGTCCGAGCGCCCTGCCCGCCTGGAAATAGGTCGGCTGAGCGACAATGCTGCCGGCGGCGAACGGCGTCGCTCGTCCCGGCACGCCGCCCTGCGCAAACGGCAGGATGCCACCCAGCAGACCGGAAAACAGCGAACCGAGCAATGATTGCAGCGGCGCCAGCCCTTGGTTCAGCGCCATGCCGGCGAGGTTCAGCGCCACGCGCCGCAGAATGTCGTCCAGTTCCCTGCCGCCCACCACCGCCTGTTTCAGCGCACCGGTCAGTTGCGACCCGAACCCTTGCGCCAGCCCGTCGAGATCGGCGAGTGCGGCTGCAAACGGCGCGGTGTCGGCGTCGATCGTCACGGTGACATGCTCGTCCATCGAATGTTCCTATCCGTCGGGAAATGTCTGCATCAGCCGGTCGAACGCGCCGCGGTCGGGCGCATCGCGCCCGTCGCCCAGAAAGGCGCGCGCGGCCCGGTCGAACTCGCGCGGCGTCATCTTCCAGAATGCCTCTGGCGCCAGCCGCAGCAGGCCAAGGCCAAGCGTCATCGCCTGGTCCCAGGGAAAGGCGGCCGGTCCGCCTGCCGCGGCGGTCAGGGGTCCGAGGGAGGCTTCGCCGCCCCGAAGGTTGTCGTCAGCAAATCGGCTGCAATGCGCGCAAACCCCGCCGCGCCACCCTCCGACCGCATCGCCCGCACCTCGTCGTCGGTTGTCGGATTGCCCGCCCCGCGCAGTCCCGCGCCGATGATCTTCACCAGGTCGCCGGCCGACAGCCTGCCGCTCGCAAAGCGCTCGACCAGCGCGCCGAGATCGCTGGCCGCAAAGGCATCCTCCAGTTCCGCCAGCGCGCCCAAGGTCAGGCAGAGCCGAAAGCTCTTGCCGTCCAGCGTGGCGACCGTCTCGCCGCGATGCCGGTTCGCATTCATGCCAGCGCCTCGAAGCTGATCGCGCCTGCCGATTCCAGCGCCAGTTCGAACGTCACCTCGCCATCATGCGCGCCGGTATATTCGAGCGACGAGATCTGGAACGGCCCCTGTGCCGTACCGAAATCCGGGATCACGAGCTGCCAGTTGCGGATCGTGCCGGCAAAGAACAGGCTACAAACGGCAGCATCCGACGCCTGGTCCTTGAAGATGCCTGATCCGCTCGCCGACGCCCGCTGCACCCCGCTCCCGGCCAAAAGTTCGCGCCATCGCCCGGCCGAGTCCGAGTCGGTCACATCGACCGTCTCGCTATTGAACGCCAGCCGCTTGGTCCTGAGACCCGCGACCGTAACGAAACTCCCGCTACCACTCGAATCGAGCTTCAGCAGCAGGTCCTTGCCCTTCTGTGCGACCATCGCGGTCTCCTTGATCTTGTGAATGAAGCGCGGCGTCCGCGACTCCCTCCCCTTGTGGAGAGGATAAGGGTGGGGGTCCGCGCGCCCCTCATCCGGCCCTTCGGGCCACCCCTCCCCGAGGGGAAAAGAAGAAGAACAGCGCCACCCCCGCAAGCTCCCTCTCCCCCGGGGAGAGGTCAGCCGAGCGAAGCGGAGGCTGGGTGAGGGGGCGGTGCCCCAAGAACGGGCTAGATTTGCGGCTCCGTCACCGCCCGAAACCGCAGCAGCCCGTGATGCACCGAAATGTCATCATCGAACCGCACCTCGGCGAATTCGAGCTGCAAGTTCACCAGCGCGTGACCCTCAAGTTCCGGCGGCGCGGCGTCAACCAGCTGCCGGATCGTCTCCATGATCTCCAGCGTCTCGGTCTTGCCCTTGGCCTTCGACCAGACATGGATCGTGAACAATTGCTCGGTGCCGCTCTCGGTGCCTGTACTCCAGTCGTACATGCTGGTGCGGCCGAACGAGACATAGGGAAACGCCGCGTTCGGCGGCGTCGCGTCGAACACTTTCTGCCCGCCCAGCCGCGCCACCAGCGCCGCATCCGCGGTCAGCAGGCCATGAATGGCCTTTTGCAGATCAACCGCCGGCGATGTCATCACGACGCCTCCCCTCAGCACCCTGGCGGATCATAGGACGACCCGGCTTGCGCGAGGCAGAACCGCCAGGTTCGCGACGGTATCGCCTGCTGGCGCTCTCCGCCAGAGCATGCACCTGGCCGCGCAGCGCCCGGATCAGCCCTTCCGTGGTCAATGCAAACGAGACCTTCACCGCGCGTCCTCCCGCGTCCGCAGCACCAGATAGCGTCCGGTCTCGTCAGGATCATGAACCGTCAGGATCAGAAACCGGCGCGAGCCCCACGCCAGCCGCATGCCGCTCGCGACATCCGCACGGAAGCGCATCGTCACGCGATGCGTCACCTCTTCCAGCGCCTGGTCGGCGCCAAAGCGGTCCTTTGCTGCGACAGGTTCCAGTTGCGCGAACAGTGTCGCGACCGAAGTCCAGCTCTCGCTGAATCCGCCGGCTCCGTCCGGAACGGGCGTCATCTCCTCGAGCGCCAGTTCGGTCCGCAGGTCGCCGATCGTCACCAGCATCACAGCCGCCCCGTGCGATAGCCGGCGATCAGCCGGTCGAAGCCAGGCGGAATCGACACCGGCTGGTCCTCCGTCCGATACACGGCGCGGAACTCATACCAATGCGCCACCAACACCAGGATGGCCCGCTTCAACAGGTCCGGCACATCCGTCCCCGCCTCGCCGAAACCGGCGATGAAATCGATCTCGATGCCGTTCAGCCGCTGCTCGGGCGGCGGCGGGTTGACAAAATGCAACCGCGCCGGCCGGCTCTTGAGGTCGGCCTCATAGGTCCCTGCACCCACCAAAGCCGCCTCGCCGTCAGCACCATAGACCGTGACGGACAGGATCTCCTTCACCGGATGCCGGCGCAGCTTCACCAGCCCGTCATGCGGCCAGCGATCAAACGCCAGCCGCCACGCCTGGTCGATCAGCGCCACGCCGGTCTGTGCCTCCACCTCGGCCCGCGCTGCCCGGATCAACCCGGCCAGCAGCGCGTCCTCGCTGTCATGCCCAACCCGCAACTGCGCCTTCGCCTCGCCAAGCGTCACCGGCTCGGCCGCGGGTTCCACGGTTCGATAAAGCGTCATGAGGATTTCCTGGTTTGGAGAAATGGCGCGACGTGGGGAACTGCGTCTCTCTCCCCGTTCACGGGGAGAGATATCCGGCAGGACAGTGAGGGGCAGCGCGACGACTCGAATGTTCGCACCGTCCCTCATCCGCCCTTCGGGCACCTTCTCCCCGTGAACGGGGAGAAGGAATAACGATCAAGCGTCGCCGTATTTGAGCAGCTTGATCGCGTCAAAATCCTGCACCCCGCCGCCGACGCGCTTGGTGGTGTAGAACAGCACGTAGGGCTTCGCCGAATACGGATCGCGCAGCACGCGCACGCCGGTGCGGTCGACCACCAGATAGCCGCGACCGAAATCGCCAAACGCAATCGGCGTCTCGTCGACGCCCGCGTCCGGCATGTCCTCGGCCTCGACCACCGAAAAGCCCATCAACATGGCGCGGCTGCCCGGCGAGGCCGGCGGCTGCCAGAGATAGTTGCCGTCGGCGTCCTTCAGCTTGCGGATCGAGGCCTGCACCTTGCGGTTCATCACGAAGCTCGCGTTCTGGCGATAGCCGGCCCGCAGCGCATACATCAGGTCGATCAGCTTGTCGGACGGGTTGCTGGCCGGCAGCGCACCATCGACCCCCGTCGCCACGTAGCCGAGATTGCCCCACGACCACGAAGCATCGGCAACGATGTCATAGTCAAGAAAGCCGCGCGGCTTGTTGACGCCATTGCCGGAGACGAAGGCGAGACCCTCCTGCTCCGCGAACGCAGCCTCCACCTCGGACGCGATCCATTGGTCGAGATCGACCGCCGAATCCTCCAGCAGCGAGGCCGTCGCCGCCGGCATGGCGTAAAGCTCCATCGCAGCGAAAGACAATTCCGACAACGTCGCCGTGCTGGTCTGCGGCCGCGCCGCCGTCTCCGCCACCCAGCCGGTCGCCGGCCCAGTCAGCGAGAACGGCTTCTTCAGCACCGCCGTCGACACTTGGCGCACCGAGGCGATCGATCGGATCGGCGACAGACTCGCCAGCCGCTTGCCGATCTCGGTCTCGGTCTCTTCCGGCACCAGATAGCCGCCGTCCGGCCCCGATCCATAGGACATCGCCTTCTGGTCGATCGCCTGCAGCGCGCGTTCGTCGCCGCGCCGCACATAGGCCTCGAAGGCCTCCTTGTGCTCGCCGCCGGCAAAAACGCCTGCCTTGTCGCGGCCGAGCGCCGGTCGCGCCTTTTTCAACACCAGCTGGTCCATCGCCCGCTTCTGCTCATCGAGCGCCCGGCCGATGCGGTCAACTTTCTCGGCGGTCACGGCGTCCTCGCCGAACCGCGTCTCGATCTGGGCGATGCGGTCGTCATTCGCCTCGCGAAACGCCTCGAAGGCGCTCATGAATTCCCCGAACGCCTCGGAAATGTCGCCGCCCTTGGTTTCGGGCGCAGTTCTGTCAGTCATCATGCCATCCGTTCCTCTTCCTTGATGTCGCGCGCCGCCCGGCGGAACAGGTCCGCCAGCTCCGCCTGCCCCTGGTCGGCGGAGCTTTGCCGCTGCCAGCGTTCACGGTCCGGCCGCTGACGCCGCGCGCCCGCCGAACCCAGTCCCTTGATCCGCTCGATCCGCGCCTCCGGCAGCATCGGGAAGGTCACGATCGATATCTCCCACAAATCCGCTTCCAGGATGCGCCGCACGCCGGTGCCGAGGTCCTTCTTCGCCCTGACCGTCCGGAAGCCGATCGACAGCCCGTCCAGTGCGCCGGCCCGCATCAGCCGCAGCACCTCCTGTGACTTCGCCACGCCCGGCGTTAGCCGTCCGCGCACGAACAGCCCGCGCGCGTCCTCGCGGATCTCGGTCCAGCGCCCGATCGGCTGGTTCGGATCGTGCTGGAACAGCATCCGCACGCTTTCCGGCCCCTTCAGCCTGAGCGAGCGGCGAAAGGCGCCCGAAACCACGGCGTCCTTGGCCATGTCGACCTTGCCGAACACACTGGCATAGCCCGAGAAGGCGCCGTCGCTCTCCACGTCCTCCAGCGTCACGCCGGCGAACTTCCGCTCGACGGCGCGCCGCACCGGTTCCAAACTCATGTCAGTCTCCTTGTTTGCCGTCGGTCGGAGCCGCGTTGCTGGAGGTCCTGCTGGAAAAATACCGGCTGACGAACCCCACTGCCCACCAGGCGCAGAGGCTCGCCGCCGCCGACCCCATCAGGACCGTCTCCACCGCGCCCAGCCGGTCCTCGATGCCGAGTTCGCTGACGATCTTCAGCCCCGCCGCGCCGCCGAAAACGAGGCCCGACACGACGCCCACCGCAAACCGTATCGCCGCCTCGCGCCGACCCTTCGGCAGGATGTAGGCGATCGAAATCGCGGAGCCGGCCACAGCGCCAAGCCCCTTCGCGGCCCAGATGAGGGTCGTGTCGGACAGGAGGGTCATGATGTCTTTGCGTCCTTGGAGACATCGCGGCGCCTTCGGCCCTTGCGGGGGCGGCGCGAAGTGCTCGGCCTACGGAACCTGAAAATCGTGAACTGCCGTCACACCTCTGCTAGAAGGGCAGATGCAAAAGCTCCGTGACGCCATCCTCTGGATATTCATTGCGCCGGGCGACTGGGTTTCTGACCGGTTCGACGTGTCCAAAGACGAGAACCGCGGTTTGATCCGGATGCTGGTCAACTCGCTGTTCTGGATCTTCGTCGCGATCATCGGGCTGGCAATCTGGACATCGACAATGCCTGAGTTTCAGTAGGCACAACGACCAGTCCCGACCTCTGCCGTCGCGAAATCACGCCGCAACCGCCGCTGATTTGACTTCCCGGCGCGCATGGCCGACATAGCCCGGATGTCCACCGTGACGCCTAAAGTGTTCCTGACCTGCAAAGGCGGCCTTCTCATAGGCTGACAGCCTGGTGTCGCTACCTGCGAGAGCAAGAGCGGCGCCAGGATAGAGAACTCCACCGCATCAACGAGCAACAGCGTGCCTCGCGGCGCGGGCTGATACGCGATCTGCGTATGCGCCCTGCGGCCCGACACGCAATTTTGGACTTTCGCAATGACCTTCAGATACAGCTTCACCTTCCCCATGAGCGGCCCGAACAAGCTGCCCCGCTTCCAGCGCTGGGCGCAGGAATACGCGCCAGACGTCGCGGTCAGCCTGCCGCCGCAAGTGCCGGTCAAAAGCGAGGCGCTGACGATACGCCTGAGATCGGCCGAGGACCGGCAGACCCTGCTGGCCAAGTTGGCCGAATCTCCGCTCGCCTGACACTTTGTTGCGGTGGTGCGAACCACCACCGCAACATCCATTGGCCGGCTGCGCCGCAAGGCGGTCGGTCAAACCACTTCCTGCCGCTTCCCGTACCCCGCAGCCGCCCGCTTCTCGTCGTCGCTCAGGAAGTCCGCCGCCGCGAGCCTGCGCCACAGCGCCTCCCGCTCGACGGCCAGCCCCTCGATCGCATCGGCGTCGAACCAAAGCCGCAACTCCTCGCCGAACTTCGCCGAGAGAAACTGCGACAGGTCGCCGGCGATGCGGCCGACCAGCGGCAGCACGGTCAGGCGGTAGAAGGCGCGGTTCGCCTCCTGGTAATTGGCATAGGTATTGTCGCCCGGAATGCCGAGCAGCATCGGCGGCACGCCGAAGGCCAGCGCAATGTCGCGGCTGGCCGCGTTCTTCGCCTCGATGAAGTCCATGTCCTTCGGTGTCAGGCCCATCGCCTTCCAGTCCAGCCCGCCCTCCAAGAGCAGCGGCCGCCCGGCGCGGGTCACGCCGGAATAACCATCCTCCAGCTCGGCCTTCACCCGGTCGAACTGCTCATCGCTCATGTTGCCGCCGTCCTTCGGCGCATAGACCAGCGCGCCCGAAGGACGCGCCGAATTGTCCAGCAGCGCCTTGTTCCAGCGTCCGGCCGCATTGTGGATGTCGAGCGCCATCAGCGCCGCCTCGAGAGGCGGAAAGCCGTAATGGTCGTCGAGCGGGTGAAACAGCGTCAGGTGCAGCCCGCCCGGCCCGGCCTCGTCGCCCGTCGCGATCCGCCGTTTCGCCTTGCCGGCGCGATAATCGAGCGCCACCGGCCAACCATCGGCGTCTTCCACCACCGACACCCGGTCCGGCCGCAGCGCATGCAGCTCCCGCGCGTCCGCTCCCGCCTCCGTCATCTCGGCATAGGCATTGCCCGAAATCAGCAGATGGCCGTACAGCGTCTCCATCAACGCCACGCCCGACTGCCGCCCGTTCGGCCGTCTGAGCAGGTCCAGCGCCGGATGCCGCTCCAGTTCGGCGCCGCCCGCATAAAGCAGCCAGGGCGCCGCCGCCGCGGCTTCGGCGATCATCCGCACCGAGCGATGCACGACCGGGTTCATCATAAACCCCTGCCGCGCCAGCCCCGCATAATCCCGCCGCGTCCACACCGCATCGCCCTGCATATGCAGGGCAACGAATCCGGTCGCAGCCTTTCGTTCGCTCGCCTCTAGGCGCGCACCTCCGCGCCCGGCGAAAGGCCAGGTCCAAGCCATGATGTGATCCTTGTTCAGATGTTGCGGATGCGCGGCACACCGCCCCGCACCAACATCAGCTCCGTCACCGCCCAGACCAGCGCATCGACGCGGTCCGGTGAGCGGCCATTCGAGAGCCCGTTCGGTCCAAAATCGCACATTTCGTCTTCCAGCTCAGCGAACCGTCCGGCGTGGCGCACCTTGCCCTGCTCGTAGAGTGCCGCCACCGGCTCGGCGCGCAGCCATTTGCCGCGCGAGGCCCTCACCGGCCGCACCGGCACGCTCGCATCCACCGACCGCAGCACCGAAGCCACCATGTCGCCGCCCTGGTTGGTCTCGGCAACGATGCAGTCCGCGTCCAGTCGATGGAACAGCCCGATCGCCCGCACGGCCCACTCCGCCGGCCCGACGCCGCGCACTGTCTCGTCGGCCAGCACCACCGCGTTTCCGTCCGTATCGAGCCCGACCGCGACAATCCCGCAGGCGTCCGAGGTCTTTCGCGATGTCGCCGGCGGATCAACCGCCACGACGATCCGCCGCAACTCCCCGGCGATCCCGCCCGCCGCCGCCTCGATCCTCGCCCGCGACCACAGCCCGTCCTCGCGGTCCTCGATCAATTCGCCATCCAATTCCTGCCGCCCGAGCCTGGTCCCGCCATAGCGATCGACGATCGAGCGCAAGAACCCGTCCGCCAGGTTGGCGGTGTTCTCATGCGTGCGCATCCGCGTCTTATGCACGCCCGGGTCCGACCGCAGCCGCTTGATCAGCGCCGTCGGCTTCGGGGTCGTGGTGATCAGCTGGACCGGTCGCGGTCCCAGCCGCAGGCCAAACTGCAGCATGTCGAAACACGCCTCCGCGTTCTTCCATTTCGCCAGTTCGTCGCACCAGGCGGCGTCGAATTGCGGCCCGCGCAGACTGTCCGGATCCTCCGATGAAAACGCATATGCGACGGCACCGTTGTTCCAAACCAACCGCCGCCGGGTCGATTCATAGCGCGGCCGGTCATGGCGCGAGATCGGGACGATGCCCGATTCCCCTTCCACCATCACTTCGCGCACATCGCCCAGCGTTTCGCCGACGAGCGCGATCCGCGCATAGCGGCCAAGCCGGGTGAACGGCACGAAGTTGCGCACCAGCCCGTTGACGAATTCCGCGCCCAGCCGCGTCTTGCCCGAACCGCGTCCGCCGGTCACCAGCCAGGTGTCGGCCGCGCCCGCCTCCAT